TAATATATTTAATATTTATGGCTATGCTTATATCACCATTATTTCAGGGGACAAAAGGAACTGATGTTCTTATTATTAGTATATTGGCTATAGTTTTACTTTTATTATTATCGGGATGTACATCCTTAGTATTTACACCATTATTATAAAGGAGAAATGATATGAAATGGGAAACACCAGCGTTTGAAGATATTCGTTTTGGTTTTGAAGTAACCATGTATATTAATGCTAGCTAATTAATATATGATCGATCCAAATGAGGATGATTTATCTTATTTTGCTAATTGGTATTTAAACTCTGGAAATATTAAAAGGCTTTATACTCCCTTTAAAAATCCTTTATTATTTGTAGAAAAAGTTACTAGCCTTGTTTTATATAGAAAAGATAATTTTCAAGTAGAATTAATTACTTGCGAACCTAATACAGTTATACCAGAACATACTCATCCAGATGTAGATAGTTATGAATTATTTCTACATGGAATGAAATTTACTCATAATGGTGAGACAATAATTAGTTCTGAACAGGCGGAAGAAGAAATAAATGGAATGCCTTCTCATGCTTATGAAACAATAAGAGTTAAACCAAATGATCCACATGGTGGAACTGCTTCTAAAAATGGAGGCTGCTTTTTATCTATACAAAAATGGTTAAATGGTGTAACGCCTACTCATGTAGGTAATAATTGGGATGGTGATACAATGGGTGATAACCATACACAACAGATATGAAACTAACTAGTGATTTAATTTATGGTTTTGCTACTAGTTTATTAAGTGAGAGATACGACAATCCGAAACCTACTCCCCAATTTCATAGAGAACTTTGGGACTATTGTTGCTCAGATCACTCACTAGTTGCTATAGCAGCTCCTAGAGGGCACGCAAAAAGTACTGCAGTAACACACGCATACACATTAGCAGAAGTTTTATTTAGACAGGCAGACTTTGTAGTTTTAGTATCTGATACTGAGCTTCAAGCAGTTCAATTCTTAAATGATATTAAAATGGAACTGTATGAAAATCAAAAGTTAAGAAGTTTATTTAAAGTATCAGATATTTATAAAGATGCTGAAAGAGAAATAAGATTTAAGATGGGACCTGATAATCATCAAGTCAGAATAATGGCTAGAGGTGCATCAGGAGGTTCGGGGTCAGTTCGTGGTTTTAAATGGCGAGGCAAACGACCTAATCTTATAATCTGTGACGATATGGAAAATGATGAAGCTGTATCTAATGAAGAACGTAGAGATAAATTTAGAAATTGGTTTTACGGAGCATTGATACCAGCATTATCAGATACAGGTAAAATACGTATTGTTGGAACTGTATTACATTTTGATAGCTTATTAGAACGATTAATGCCAGAAACTACTGGAGATGAAGCTAAATATACAGTTAAGGAAAGACTTAAAGAGTATTCCTTAGATGAAAAAAGAGCTTGGTATTCCATTAAATATAGAGCACATACTGATTTTGATGATTTTCAAGATATATTATGGCCTGAAAAATTTAATGAGCAAAGACTTACTAAATTAAAAAATGATTTTGTAAAGCAAGGTATATCAGAAGGATACGCACAAGAGTATTTAAACTACCCAATACATGAGGGTGATGCATTTTTTAGAAAGAATGATTTTGTACCAATGTCCGATGATGATTATGATGTGTCTAAAATTTATTATGCGTCTATAGACTTTGCTATATCAGAAAAGGATAAAAGATCTTATTCAGTTATAACGGTAGGCGGAGTAGATCAAAGTGGTGTTTTGCACATTGTTGATGTTATTAGACAACGTATGGATGCAAAACAAATTATTGATGAAATGATGGCTGTGCAAATAAGATATCAACCTGATTTATTTGTGGTTGAAGAAGGAGCACTTAAAAAAGCTATTGGACCATTTTTAAAAGATGAAATGTTGAAAACTGGAGTTTTTATTAATTTACATCCTATGGTTCCCTTCAGAGATAAATTATCTCGAGCAAGAGCAATACAAGGTAGAATGAGACAAGGAGGAGTTCATTTTGACAAAGAATCAGAATGGTTTCCCTCTTTTGAACAAGAACTTTTAAGATTTGATAGAGGACAATATGATGACCAAGTTGATTCAATAGCTTGGTTAGGATTAGTTTTAAATCAAATGATAACCGCCCCAACTGAAGAAGAACAGCAAGAAATCGATTGGGAAGAAGAATTTAATGATACTATGGGATCTTTACATATAGGTAGATCTCAAATAACAGGATATTAAAACTATGTATGGAATGGAAAATTCTCCCGAGTGGAACTATTTTAAAGATCAAGTAGATTCTTATAGAACTGGAAGATCTGCTTATAGAAAACAAAGAACTACTAAAGGATCTCCTACTTTTAGTTTATCAGATAAAGACTATAAAAAAACATCCGATAAATATTATAAAGGTGTAGTAGATCAAATAAATGCTAAAAGAGATCCAGTAATTGGTGAATTTAGTACTTCTACAAGAAAGGGAAGAAATGATCCATCTTTAATTAATTATAATCCTAAAAAAACTAGAGCATATACTTTTGGCAGGGATGGAAAAATGGCTGAAATAGATAGCGATAGAATGCCTGAATATCCTGATGTTGCTAAAGAAACACTGTATAATAAAGCCTCTGCTGGAGTAGATGAAATACTTTTGAATAAAATGGGTCTTGTAGGTAAACTTGCACATAACGTTCTCGGAGATAAATTAAAAAAATCCTTCAGATCAAAGATAGATCAAAATTATAAAGGAAAAGCTTAATAATTATGACAATAGAAACAGATTTACAAGCTTTAATTACATCAGTAAATATAGCTGAGCAGATAGACGAAGATACCCTTGATAATATGGGTAGATCAGTTTACGATTGGTATGAGATGGATGAAAATTCTCGTGGCGAGTGGATGGATAAATACGAAGATTATATGAAATTAGCTACTCAAGTATCTTCGAATAAAAATTTCCCTTGGCCTGACGCAGCAAACGTAAAGTATCCACTATTGACTATAGCAGCTCTGCAGTTTGCATCACGCGCGTATCAATCCCTTTTACCTAATAACAAAGTTGTAAAAACTAGAGTTATTGGAAAAGACTTAGATGGTACTAAGGCAGAAAGAGCTAGACGAGTAAGTAATTATATGTCTTACCAATTATTAGAAGAAATAGATAGTTGGGAAGATCAAATGGACAGAACTTGTTTAATTCTTCCAATAATTGGAAATGTATTTAAAAAGACTTATTGGGATGGAACTAAAATGGTATCTGAGTTAGTTCTACCAAAAGACTTATGTGTTGATTATTATGCAAGTTCTTTAGAAGAAGCAAATCGTAAAACACATAAATTATATTATTATCCTAATGAAGTAACTAGACAAATACGAATGGGTCAATTCTTAGATGTAGAATTACCAAAAGAATCTAATTCATATGAAGGGGATCATTCAGAAGCTGAAGATGAGCTTCTAGGAATAACTCCTCCTAGTAATGATGAAGATTCTCCACATGAATTTTTAGAATGTCATTGTAACTGGGATTTAGATGACGATGGTTATGAAGAACCTTATGTAATTACAGTACATAAAGATACAAAGAAAGTTGTTCGTGTTGCAGCAAGATATGATGCAATGGGAATAGATACAAATGAAAAAGGTGAAATAATTTCTATTAAACCTGTAGAATATTTTACTAACTATGTTTTTATTAATGATCCAAATTCAGGTGTATATGGAATGGGATTTGGTAATTTACTTGGCCCTCTTAATGAGGCAGCAAATACTTTAATAAATCAACTTATTGATTCAGGTACTTTAGATAATTTACAATCAGGATTCTTAGCTAAAGGTATTAAAATACCAAATGGTAATTCTCCTCTTAAACCTGGGGAATGGAGATATGTTAATACAATTGGTGATGATTTAAGAAAAGGTATTGTACCTCTTCCAACTAAGCAACCATCTACTGTATTATTTCAATTACTTGGTATGATGATACAAAGTGGACAACAACTCAGTTCAGTAACTGATTTGATGACGGGACAGAATCCTGGACAAAACCAACCTTGGTCTACTACATCAGAAGTATTAAAACAAGGATTACAAGTATTTTCTAGTATTTATAAAAGAATTCATCGTTCTATGAAACGAGAATTTAAAAAGATATATAGATTAAATATGTTATATTTAGATAATGAAAAATATTTTGCTGTATTAGATCCTACGGATCCCCAAGATGAAATTGGTGTTATTGGAAGAGATGACTTTGAAGATAAAAGTTTGGATATAGTTCCAAATAGTGATCCAACAAATGTATCTAATGCTGAGAAGTTAGCTAAAGCAGAATCGTTAATGCAATTATTACAACTAGGCACTGTTAATCCTCAAGTTGCTACTAAACGTATACTGGAAGCGCAAGATCAAGAGGGAATAATAGAATTAATGCAAATGCCTGAGCCTGGCCCTAATTTTGATCAACAAATAAAACAGCAAGAATTACAATTACAAGCATCAGAACAAGACATACAAAAAGTCAAAGTTCAATATCAAGCTGCGAGAGATGAAGCAAACGCAACCTTAACAATGGCTAAAGCCCAAGCAGAGGTTGAAAGAACTGAACTAGAAAAACTAAAACTTCAGTTTGATGCAGAGGTAGAGCAAGTAAAATTACAGTTGGAAGCTCGCGGAAAAGATATGGATATGCAAATGCAAGAATTAAAAATTGTTCAAGAGCAAATAAAAGCTCAAGCAGAGGGTAATAAAGCAAATGAGCAAATGGATAATAATTCTAGGTCTGCTGATAATGCCTAGCGGTTTAGAAGATATAGGCGTAAGTAATAATGATATTCGCCTTAATAGAATAAATACTTTTCAAGAATCTATTAAAAATCATAAACAAAAAGACAAAGAAACAGCCTTTTTAAAAAAATTAATTTTAGCAGAAGCTGAATCTGAAGGTACTCTAGGAATGGCATTAGTTGCTAGAAGTATTTTAAATAGACATGCATTAATAAATACCCCTGGAATTGCTCATAGAGGGCAAAAAATAAAACCAGGTACCTTTGGATCTAAAGGAAATTCTTTAATGGATGTAATGACTGGTTCTGGTCAGTATACTCCAGTAAAAACTGGAAGTATGAATAAAAATTGGACACAAGAACAATTGTCACAGGCAGAGCAAGCTATTAATATAGCAAAAGATAAAAGGGTATTAATGCAAAGCCTAGTTGATGATCGTGAAGAGAAGTTTGATTCAGGAAGTCCTGAATATAGAGAAAATATGAAAGAGATTATGACATTGATAGAGTCTACGGGATTTAGAAACCCCGCCAAGACATTTAGAAATGAATCTCAAGAAGTAAATATGACTAGATTTAAAAATCATGTATTTACTACAGTAGCGAATCCTTATATAGAAGAAGATTTTTTAGGTGAGGAGGAACAACGTAATGCTAAACCAGATTATGCATTGCAACAGCCAATTATTAGATAATTAGAGGAGACTAGATATGAGCGGAGATAGATACGCTTGGAAGAATATGGTTTACACGCAAGAGTTAGTAAACTATTTAAAATCAGCAAAAAGAGAATTACAAGATTTATTTTCTAAAGGAGCATTATGTGGAGAAACTATGGATGCCACAGCAATGTCTCACGTAGAGATAATAGGAAGATGTAAACTTATAGATGCTGTAGTAGAGTTAATAGAGGAAGGAATTCCTTCTGAAGAAGAAGTAGAAGGAAAGGTGGAAGTACCGCCAAGTCCAACAGAGGATTACAAAGATGCTTAAAGCTTTAGGATATAGATTATTAATAAAGCCTGATCAAGTAGAAACGTCTCATGAAGTAAAAGGAACAGATATTAAAATTGCTATTGCTGTAGATGAAAAGTTGTATAAAGCAACTATGTCTGTAGGAGAAGTTATAGATATTGGTCCCTTAGCTTGGATAGATTATAACAAAAACTCAGAAAATAAAGAGCCTTGGGTAAAAGTTGGAGATAGGATTCTTTATTCAAGATACGGAGGAAAGTTAATACAAGATCCCGAAACTAAAGAAGAGTTTGTTATTTTAGATGATGGAGATGTGCTTTGTAAGATGGTAGATAAGGAGCAAAAAGAAAATGAGTGATTTTATAGCACAATATGATGATAACGAACCTAAGCCCTCAGCTAAACAAGAATTAGCTGTAGAGCAGGATAAGGTTGAAACAAAAGAAGTTCCTACTAAAGAAACTGCTGAAGAAGTAGCACAAAGTGAACCTGAAGCAAAAGTACAAGTAGAAGAAAATGATCCTATAGATGAGGCAGCTCGTGCGCAAGGATGGGTTCCTCAAGAAGAGTGGGATGGAGATCCTACACAGTGGAGAGATGCGCAAGTCTTCTTAGAAAGAGGAGAGTATTTCAAAACTATGGGTACTCAAAGAAAGCAGATAGATAAACTAAATGCTATGGTAGAAAAAATGGCTACTATACAAGTCAAAACTAGAGATGATGAAAGACAAAGAGTCTTAAAAGAACTTTCACAGCAAAAGTATGCTGCTATGGAAGAAGGTGAATTTAACAAAGTGGTAGATATAGATAGTGAGATGGATAAACTTCGAGCTGAGCCAGCTATGGCAGTTCCTAATGTACCAGGCCAGACCGAAGATCAATATACTCAAGATAAAATAGCAAATTATATAGATAATAATCAGTGGTATCGTACTAATTCCGATATGCGTCAATATGCTGATTCAATTGCAGTTGGATTTCGAAACAGTAATCCTCAATCTACAATTGATGATGTACTTGAATATACAGATAGTGAAATAAAAATTCGTTATCCTGAACAATTCGGAAAGCAGGTGCCGAGCGCATCGCCTGTTGCTTCTACGAAACGAACCACAAAGCCAAGTCCGAATGGGACGCAAAAGAAGAAGACACTGGATGATCTTCCCGCGAGTTCGAGGGATATGTATGCTCAGATTGGACAGTCGTTTGTCGATGCTGGTGCTGTCGACTCTATAGATGAATACGTAGCAGAGCTTGATAAGATAGGAGAATTAAAATGACTACTAAAACAAGCAAAATAGAAAAAAATCTAGATCGCCCAAAGCGAATACCTATGGCACAGGCCAGACAGGTTTTAAATGTTGAAGATGTACCTGACCACTTAGTGGCTAGATGGGTCTTAGATACTAAAAATCGTTGTCAAGTGTTTCAGAGTGCTGGTTATCAATTTATAACTGATAAGGGTCTAGCTGTGGGGGATAGAAAAGTTGATGGATCAAAAGCAACGGGAAGCGTTGTCTGTAAAGTCGGTAACTCGACTGGTGAGATGCTCTACCTAATGGCTATTGACCGAACATTCTATGAAGAAGATAAAGCTTCTAAACAAGCGAAGATCGACTCCGTAGAAGAAGAACTATACGCGCAGACTAGTAAAGAAGGTCATTACGGAAACTTAGATTTAGATCATAAATCTAGATAATGATTTTTTGCACAAGGAAGCGCATAACTTTAATTAAGGAGTAAATATTATGGCTAACGTAGATAGACCAAATGGTTTTAGACCAGTAGGTCATTTATCTGGTGGTGCTTATACAGGCCGCGTACGTAAGTATTACTCTGTTAACGATGCCCTATTTCTTGGAGATTTAGTTGAAAAAGAAGGAACTGGTACTGCCTCAGGCAGTGGCGGTTATCCTGGTGTTGATCGTTTTGACAATGCTACAGATGATATAGCTGTTGGTGTTGTGGTTGGTTGGGAAATTGATCCTGACAACTTAGGTGCAAAACATCACGCTAGTTCTACATCGCTTGCGGTGTATATCAATGATGATCCAATGACCATTTATGAAGCGCAAGCTGATGATGCTAGTTTAGCTGTTACAGCTATTGGCCAAAACGCCGATGTTGTACTAGGCGCTGGCTCTACCACAACTGGTGCTTCTGGAATGGAAATTGATGGTAGCTCTGGTGTAACAACCATTGCTACACCATTAAAACTAATGGGTTTAGTTGAGAGAGAAGACAATGATGTTTCTTCCGCGAACGCTAGATGGCTTGTCATGATTAATATGCATGCATACAAGAATGAAGGCGGAACTACAGGTATATAAAAGGAGATATAACAAATGGCTACAATTACAACTGGCTCTTTTGCTAAAGCCCTTTGGCCTGGCGTTAATTCGTGGTATGGAAAATCATATAACGAACACACAGTTGAGTGGAGTAACCTATTTGATTCTTTTAATTCAAGCAAGAATTATGAAGAAGATATGGGTATCACGTCTTTTGGTCTAGCAGTTGCTAAACCAGAAGGTACTGCAATATCTTATGATGAAGAGCGTCA